ATCTTTTATCTTTCTTTGGTCACTCCAATCAGTGCAGTAATAATAATTCTCTATCTTTGGAGAACTACCTAACTTTTCTGCTCTTAATAATTGAACAGGAACATGATACATCTTTCTAATCTTAGTATGGTCATCATTCCAATAAACTTGATATGCTGCATTGCCAAATAACTTTAAGTCAAATGCAACTCTTTTAGTTTCTTCTTGTGGAATTAACTTCTGTAATATTTCGTTAAATGTTTCATCCTTAGAATATAATCCTTTACCGAAAATTAAATCTGATATACCTTCTATTGCAGCTGCATTAGATGTACTAACATTAAATGCATTGATAACTGCTTCAAAGAAATCATCTTGCCCATAAACACCAAATGGTACGAATGGATAACGTGATTTAGTATCTTCAGTTATTATTGGTAACTGATTATTATTTACATTTACAATTGAAAGTTTTGTCGTTTGTTTCATATTAATTCATTATGATATACTTGTTCTCTGATACGTTAGAGATGTATTGTGTATTTTTATTTTCGTATATTGATTTTACTACTGATTGAGATGCATATACCTGTATTGTACCATGCCATATCGGTTCAGTACTTCCACTATTTAATAATTCTGCTCTGTATTCTTCACCTACCATTGTGCCTGATATATTAAGTGAGAATGAAACAAAACTCTCATATGGAACATATGTTAAACCTGTAATACTTCCAGTTGTATTATCTTGTGTAGTCATGTTCTGCAATGCAAGAGTAAAGTTAGAACTTGCCGTAGGTTGTGTGCGGAAGCAATATTCGTTTGATTGACTGATATAGTATGCGAGCATTATCTATGTATTTAGTAATAATAACAAAGCATTATCCAATAATAGTTATTGTTTTAACTTACAATTATCCATATGCCATCTTAACATTGGTAAACCATTTCCTTCTTTACTACAATGTGGACATTTATATTTTTGCTTTGAATTATGTTTTTCTGATTTTATAGAAGTTTGTCCACCTAAATGTCTATACTTTAATAATGTTGTAATTGCATGTTTATTAGATTGGCCACCCTTAACAGATTTTCTAATGGTAGTAATATAACTTTGATGTTGATTTTTATATCCATATTCATCATTCAATTCTTTTTCTAAAGCATCTGCTATTCCTATATTAGGAGTAGTAATCAATCTGTCTATTTCAGATATTTTATATCCTTGCCTCTTTAATCTTCTTTCTAGATTATCAGTACAACCCCATTTAATTCCTTTTATATGATATAAGTAATACATACCTACAATATACGAATAAAAAATGGGATTACCAAATAAATGATAATCCCATTAGTATCTTTAAATGATATACTGATTAGCTAGCCGCTCCGTAAACTACTGTGTAGTTTGCAGTTAAACCACCCAACGCATTAGTTGTTGAACTTCCAGATAAGAATGCTGCTGGTAATTGTTCTTGTCCAGTTAAAGTTACTGAATAACCATAAAGGTCACCCAATGCTCCACCTGTTTGAATTGTACCCGCAGTTACATCTGCTCCTTCTCTTTCACCAACTAATAAAGCATCTCCGTTTTGAGTCCAAACGATAACTTGAGGTCTACCATAAGCCATAAGCTTTAATTGAGTAGTCATTTCGTTTGTTAATTTCTTCAAATTCAATACTAATTCTTGTGAGAAGAATGTAGTACCATTTTCTCTTGAAGTGTTAACGGTTTCAGTATATGCACTTGTTCCTTTTAATTCGTAGTAGTATAATGTAGAACCTGATGGTACTGCAGTTACTTCTCCACTTACGTTCTTAGTGAAAGAACCAGTTGTGTAATTGATAAAGTATACACCGGCGATACCACCGATACTTTCTTTACATACTTCGTTTCTTCCAGCTGATAAATTACATGGCATATGTTAAAATTTTAATTTGTTATTAAAAAGGGTGAGTGTTTAACCCACCCTTTAATTATTTGTTTTTATTAAGCTGGGTAAGCTCCGTAGTAAACGATATCTTGTCCAACACCGAACTGAACACCAGAAGTAAATCTCATGATGATACGATAGTTTTGTGAACCATCAATGTTAGCCATATCTAATACTCTTGTTTCATTGTAGTCAGATAACAAACCAGTTCCGAAGAATAAGTTTGATTTTTGAGCTGCAACGATTTTGTTTGTACCCATACCTGGACACATTACCATTTCAATACCATTGAAGTTCATTGGTTTTTCACCTACATTCAATTGGTTGTTGAAACCATTTGCACCTAAACCAGATGCACCACCGCCTGCTAATGCAGCTTGATAGTCTCTTGCTACGTCAGTAGAAACATAAATCAATAAATCAGGCTTACCAAATACAGTCTTAGGGATTGTTAAGTAAACTGAGTTTAATTTAGAAATTACATTTGTTGCGTCTACACTACCAGAGATGATAGCAGAAGAACCACCAGTTGTTCTTGCAGGTAATACTGCTGTTGCTCCACCCGCTGCAACTGATGCAGAGAATAAAGTTTCGAAACCTGTGAAAGAACCATTTGTGTTAGTTCCAGCCCAGATGTTTTCTTCAGTTGCTTCTGCAACTTTACCACCAACATAAGAGATTAAGAAATCGTTGAATGACTTAGGGATTTCATCAAACGCACTAAATCCAAGCTGAAGTGCTTCCCAAGAAGCTACGAACTCTTGCTTACATAATTCTAAGTTAACTTGTAACTCTTTTGGAGTTAAGATTTGTTCAGAGATTGCTACTGAACCAGAAGTTACGAAATCACAAGATGCATCTTGTACGATACCACTTACTGCTAATTTTTGGATTACAGATTTGAACTTCACGTTTGGCATGATAGTTACATATTTCTTATCCAAAGTGTTTGCACTTAAAAGTGCAGCCGCAATATAACCCGCAGCTGCTTCCCCGGAATACGTGGTTGCAGTGATTGTAGGCAATGCGAAATTTTGTTTTGCTTTCATTTTTTTAATTTAAATGATTGTTAATAATTTTTATTTATAAAGTTTAGATAAGAAAGAAGATTGTGAGTCTACTACTTTCTTACCATAGTTTTTTCTATTTTCTGCTGAGAATTTTAAACCTTCTTCAATTGGAGCACCATCTAATTTTGGTAACTCTTCATCTTCATCAGGCTCTGCAGCCATTGCAACTTCTTCGTCAACCATAGAGTCAACTGGAGGCATCATAGCTTCTTCCATCTTCATCATTTTCTTTTCCATCTCTTCGATTCTGTAAGCCATTTCTTCTAACTTCTTACCTAATTCAATTTCAACTTCAGCTTCGTCTTCTTTAGTTGCATCTTCTGGAATTGGCATTACTTCTTCAGTTTCTTCTGCCATGTTTAAAGTACCATCTTTTACTTGGTTCTTTTGGTCAGGCACTTCATTTACTTTTTGTAAGTCACCAGATGCTTGTGGAATTTCTTCTACTGGAACTACATCTAAATCTTCTGCAGCCATTTCTACGTTTTCTCTTTCAACGATTTTACCATCTTCAGTTTTTACCTTCATCATGTTTTCGTTGCCTTCTTCGTCTCTTAACATTAAGTCGTGAGTTCCGTTTGGTGCTGGAGTTTTAGTTCCATCTTCTGAAATTACGAATAGGTCTTCACCTACATCGAATGTTGCAGATTCAACAATTGTTCCGTCTGCTAATTTTGCATAAGTTAATACTACTTCATCTTTAGACAAAAGTGATAATATCTTATTTAATACAGTTTTTGAATTCATATCTATTGTGTTTATACCTTATATAACAAAGGTTGTTTAAAAAATCGTTATTTTTTGTTTATGCTATAAAGCTTGATGTTACTGATGTTTCCCAATAACTTGATGTGAATGTGTGATATGTATATCCATTTGATTGTGTTATAGTACCTCCAGTTGCAATTGGCTGACCTAAGTATCTTAATTTAACAACACCGGTTCCACCTGTTCCACCAGCTTGAGTACCATAAGTACCTCCACCACCACCACCGCCGCCTGTGTTTAAACTTCCGGTAAAGCCTGTTCCACTTCCACCAGGAATAGCACCATTTCCTCCTCCACCTAATCCACCTTCACCTCCATAAGTGTATGTGTAAGATTTACCTCCACCTCCACCGGCGTAATAAGTTGCATCTAACCACATAGCACCATCACCACC